AAGCAAGAGAGAATTGCCCAAGTGCAACATTCAAGAAAGGAGATGTTACCCATATTCAACTATTTCCCCAGAAGTCAGTGACTCATTGCATTCTGACAAACTTTTCAGCTTATATGTTTGAGAACCCTAAAATACTTTCAGATAATGCATACACATGGCTACAACCCGGAGGTTTCTTTGTAGTTCACTTAGTTGACCCGGACAAGTTTGATCCTGTATTGAACTTAGCTAGTCCTTTTGCCGCATTCTCGTTACAGAAGTATTCGTATGAACGTCAAACAGATTCTCCTATCTATTTCGACAAGTTCAAGTATCTCGGTCGTTTCAACAAGAAGAAGGATGAGGATACAACGACATTTCACGAGACTCTAACTTACTACGATAAGGATCATAACGACGGTAAGAAGTATCGTGAAAATAAACACCACTGGGTGATGCCGTCCAAAGAGCGTATGATTAATATTATTAAGTCGAGTGGATTCCGTCACACGGAAACAGTTGATCTGGTTCGTTGTGGGAAGGAGTATCAGTATTTAGTCTATTTTACTAAGTAACAATTGATATATTAAATAAAAAACGAATACACCTGAAGAAAGTATATATTACATGTATAAAAATGCTTCGGCAGTTTATTCTCGCTCAGTTGGTTGTGTTTATAAGAGGACAGTCTCCTGCTCCTAGCCGCCCTCCGCCGGCACAGTTGTCGTTCATGGATACGACCAAGATTGTCCCTGTTGGTAACTACACTCTTGGGTATGTGAATAATACAGTGGAGAATGACTGTCACATTGGAGTTGTCAAGTTTCAAGCGTCCACTACAGGACAAGTTTCCCAGTTCTCGTTCGGTGCATTCTCGCAGGCTGCAAATGAGACGTGTGGTATTGGATTTGTCCTAAAATCGTTCCCAAACGGAACACAGATAGGCACAGGTGTGTCGGCACTCTTTACCGACGTAGCAATGCCCGTTGTTGGTACAGTTGAGATGATCCCGTTCCCTGTTCCCTCGACTGCTGTATGGAATCTAGAGGCGAATGGAAATTACACCATCACAATCCAACCATTTACATGGACAAACGGACCTGCAGGAGGAACGACGGCATCTGCAGTCCATTGTTCATTTGCCGTCCCCTATGGATTTGCCGGTGCTCCTCAGAATGCACTGCTTGGGTATCACGGTCCAACTGGTCTTCCATGTGGATCGACACCACTCACAGTTGATAAGGCGGGTGATGGATATGGGTTGCTCATGAAACTGAAGGGTGTTCCGATTCCAAGTGCAACGGCTTCTCCATCTCCAAGTCCTACGACGACGTCAACACCAACGCCGACACCTACGAACACTCCTACGGGAACTCCGACACCAACTGGAACTCCTACAATTACGGACACACCTACGCCGTCTCTGTCTGCGGGGGCGACCGCGTCTATCACGCCGACAAGTACGCGCACTCCTTCGCGCACCCCTTCGGTCAGTTATTCGCCGACTCCCACGTCGTGTCCGACACCTAGTCCGACTCCTTCCTCTACGCCTACACCTACGGCAAGTCTGTCGTTTCGTGCGACTCCTTCTGTAACGCCCACCGAGACACCAGGTCCTACGGATTCGCCGTCGCCTAAACCCGTTGCGGGACTTGGGGTAGGACCTACAGTTCAGGCACCTGCGCAGGATCACTCGGGTGCACTTGTTGGAGCCGCGATTGGTGGCGGTGGTCTTGTTGCAATCATCCTTGCAATTGCTGCTCGGTGGAGGGCTGTTTCAATTCAACTGAATAAACCGGTTGGTAAACATTGGAAACATACACCGCAACTAGAAGTTAACAATAATCCAATTGTATTTGGTGTAAAATTAACAGATTCGTTTGGATCAAAGACTAAACAAAGAATTCGAGCTTCAAAGTTTGAAACTGCAACTGTGGTATAATTAGAAAGAGAGAGTATCTGAATTAAATAACATGAACGTAATCGATTCAAGAACTGTTGCAGATTTCCAGAAATTTACTTTCTCTGGACATTTGAGACAACATGTTTATAAAGTGCTGACGGAGAATATCAAACTAGGTCATGCTGATTACGCATGTTATTGGGCTCTTGAACTTCTTTGTTCTGGACTAGTGCATTCAATGTGGCAGACACTTTTTGAATCAGCAGCAATTCATATTAACCGAGCAGCTCCCAATTCATTTTTATACCTCATCAAGATGTATGAAAAGTTCGCACCATATGAATCTCAGTATTCTGTTATGTCAATGACCGATATACGAAATAACCCCGAAGTTCGAACAATTATTTGCGAAGCAGCGGCAACGTTGGCACTTTGCCGAAAACATAAATTACCAACAATGCCAAAAATTAAACCAGAACATGACTTTCTTCCGTTGACAATTCAAGAAAATTTGAAATCTCCTTCAGCTAACTATGGGCGCGAATTAGCAAAGAATGATGACCCTCTAGAAATATATATTCCTTTTAATGAACTTGTATATTGTTTACGAGGTGAAACAAGGGATGTAACGCGTGCACTCTATTGGTGTGGTTGGATACTAAAGTACTCAAGCCAGTTTAAAAAGCAAAACAAGACACAACTAGTATGTGCGAGTAGGCCTAATCCGTATTCAGATCAAGTTTACTCTACATTAGTTGTCTGGATGTTATGGGAAGCTGTTTTGGATGCAGCTAAAAAATCTGTCCAAGCCGGAGTCCTAGCTCCATACATCGATGCCGTCTTCAAACTTCATTGTCTGCGTTGGACTCCTGCGTTACAGAAACAGCGCTTATGTTTTTTAGTCACTGCGATCGTTTTTATCTGTGAAAGTACAACAATTGATATTCATTCTCATGTTCCTCATGATTTAGCAACAGTTCAAAATGTCGTCGTCAATATTCCATCGTGGATCCTTGCTATCATTCAAACGAAAAAGACTTTTTCTTAACTTAAGAGTATAAAATGTTCAAGTTCGTACTCAAGCTCGTTCTCCTCGGTCTCGGTGTATATCTTCTTGTGCAGGAGGTCCCCAAGCTCATGCACGGTGCGCGTGACTCTACGACGGTTGTCTACACTGTCCTCGGAGCCCTCCTTGTATTCTACACGGCTGGCTCCGTCCTCAAACGTTTTCGCAAGATGAAGTAAATGTTCACTCGTAAGTTTCAACACTCTGTCGCACTGGCTTTACTTTTCTATGTCGTGAGTTCTCCGTTCACGTACAAGATGGTGGATAAGCTAATTGGTGGTCTTGTTGAAACTGTTGCTCCTTCGATGGCATATTGGTTCAAGGTGGCTGAGTCCGGTTGTCCTACAAATTATGGTCTTCTAGTTCACTCAGTGGTGTTTGGTCTAGTTAGTTATTACATAATGCACGCTTCGTCATAAAACGGATGAAGTTTAGATATACTAATTTAAAGTAACAAAATGAAGCTACTAATTTTCGATACGGAAACCACTGGTCTTCCGAAAGATCGCAATAAGCAAGCAATTAGTGGACCTAATAACTGGCCACATATTGTGTCCATTTCTTGGGTTATTCTAGATGTAGAGACTAACAAGATTACACTGAAACGTTCATTTATAATCCAGCCTTCTGGATGGGTAATCCCACCAGAAGCGTCGGCTATTCATGGAATTAGTCACGATTTTGCTATGACGAATGGGACTCCTCTGAGTGAAGCGATGGCAGAATTTACCAGACAAAAGTATGATTGTTTGGTAGCGCATAACATGGACTTTGATTTCAATGTGCTAATGAATGCATACAGATGGGATCTGGATATTGTAGTAAATGACACTCAATATCGCCGCAAGTGTACTATGAAACTATCTGCTGAGCTTTGTAGACTTCCCGGACAATGGGGAAATACTCGTTGGCCGAAGCTAAGCGAGCTCTACGAATTTGCATTTCATCGTAAACCAATTCAAGCATCACTGCATAATTCAATTTATGACACTCTCATTCTCGCAGAAATTGTTCAACACTGCGATGAATTGCGTCAAAAAATGGGCTTACCCGTAAAACCTACATTTGTAAATAATGGAAGTAGTGGAAATAAAACCCTTCTCCTCTGATTTTAAAAGTAAATCTATTTCAGTACAATCTGTTCATATTTTATGGTGTGCTGACGGTTGGTCTTATATACCCGAACTTCGTATTCGACGACGTTTTTTTGTCGCCAGCAACGTCATGAAGATAGAACAGCAACCTTGGGAGGGGACCATTCCGGTACCTGAGCACTGGGAGGAGATAGAGGTACATCGGTATTCGGAGACGGTGTGGCGGGAACTTTCCGAGGATCTTGACCAGTTATTTTCAGTGACCACCACCAGCCAAAACACCAGCACGTAAACATACGACCATCGACCTCCTTAACAAGCGCAGCTCCGACCTTTTCAACAGCAGCCTTTGCCTGCGGATTTGACTCAATAAGAGCCTCGACTTTTTGAACAACAGCATTTGACTCAACCGCAGCTAAAACTGCATCAGACGCCTTTTTAGTCGTGTCTTCGACGGCAGTCTGCGCCTTAACGACTGCATCTCCCGTTACCTCAGCGATCTTCTCCTCTACCTTTGGAACTATCTCTTCGATCTTCGCAACAATCTGTTCCTTCACTTCTTCGACCTTAGTTTCAATTAACTCTGTTGGAACATCCATTGCGTATTTGCTCATTCTTAAGAAACCTTTTGGTTGAATAAAGCGAGAATGGAAATAACTGATATATTATACACTGCTCTTGCTACCATTATTGTAATGGTTATTCTTCAAGTTAGTGCATTTTTTGTAACACGTGTTCTTTATCCTCCCGAACCGCGAATTATATACCGCGATGCTCCGGCTCCCGTACATCAACCTCGTGTTCAGTTTGCAGAACCTATAATACAACAGCACCCCCCACCTCCACCTCCGGTTGCTTTAACACAGACTGCTCCTTCTATACAACTACCTGAGTATGAACCTCGCAAACAGGCTTCAGACTCTCTACGACTGGACCCCGAATTACCGGCTGGTCTTCAAGAAACCCGTCCCTCCGGAACTTAAAACATTCCGTGTACCACAGACCAAAGGTACAAGTGGCTGGCTAATTTTGACATACGACAAAGATATCCCGACGTGTTTATGGGTAACAAATACAGAGAGTAAAAAACTACCATGCATTGTAGATGAACGTATTTGCGGAGATACATTCTTTCGAGCTGAAAAGGTCGGTCCTCTTGATTTTGTAATTTCTGACATTTGGATGTATAACTCAAACTGTGTATTTGCAACGTCAACATTTGAACAACGATACAATTGGCTCAAAATATTTTTACCAACATTTACATCACATATCCCGGGAACTGTGAAATTTATACATAAATCAGATATTCAGGATACAAATATTAAAGGGTTTGAGGAACATCCGCTAGAAGTAGCTAAACATGGTTATTTCGTTGAATGTGACGGATCTGAACTTGTTCATTTTGTTAAGATGAATTTACCAGATTGTTACGAAAGTGAACCATTTACTGGATTTCTAAAGGTCCCCGATATTGCAACTGCATTCTATCTGCGTTCAAAGGGAGATGTATTTGATTGTAAATGTGTAAAAACAGGCGAACATTGGTCACTTGCAGAAAACATTCCCACAGTAGAGTAAATGCATCGCAAGGGACACACAAAGCGCAGTCATACCAAGAAGCGTCGCACGATGAAGGGCGGATTCTATGGTGCCTCAGGTGCAATTGCTCCTGGCGCCATGGAGTGGAAGGCATCGTCCGAGATGGGTCATTATGCTGCTAGTAATCGTGGTGGCAATTCCATGATTGGTGCTGGTCGCAAGGGTAAGAAGACTCGCAAGGTAACACGTCGTAAGCACCGTCGTACTGGTGGTTCTAAGTATGGTGCTGTATCGGCTAGCTTCCAGGGAACAGGTTCTCGTGGTATGGCTGATGTAGTTGGTGTGAATACAAAGGGTCCGATTGGTTCACCTGCGTATGGTGCATGGAATGACGGTGGCGTCCATCCTGGTTCTGGTCACTCCAGCTTTGTACGTGCTCACTAAATTTGATTCTTTAATCTAAATAATGGATACACTTGTAGCCGGAGTCTTATTTGTAACAATCGCTGTACTTCTAGTTCAGCGTCAGCTAGGTTCTATGCTTGTCTGGGTCGTTCTTACATATTTAGTTGGTAAACACGGTCTTCACTTGAATCACACATTTTCTGTTCTTTTGGGACTTGTCGCTGTATATCTAATCTCGATGGTCACAAAGGAGAACTTTGAAAATGAAGAAGACGAACCTAAGCCTAAGAAAGGAAAAACCCCGGAGCCCGCTCCTCCAAAGACAGATGATCCTCACGTAGACATTGGCACTACAATCCTACATGCTTACCGCAATTTAAGCCCGGAGCAAATTGGTGGTATGCGTCGTGATACCAAAGAGCTACTCTCACTGCAGAAAGAGTTGATGGGTTCTTTAGCTGAAATGAAGCCGGCAATTGAACAAGGTGCCGAACTACTCAACACTTTTAGTACTTTCTTTGGAGAGGCTCCTCCGGCCCAGTAAAGAATCTCGTATTCTTTGCATTCCATCCGCATAGACATATACGTGATATTTTCCGTCATTTGTTGAAATAAAAGGTCCCCCAACGGCACGAACAATATTCGTCCATTCGCGTACCACTAAAACAAGTCGTCGAAATTCAAACCAATCTTGCCATAGACGAAAACATTTTTGAATAGTTATCATAGTAAGAAAATTGGGAGGAGTTCTCGAGTATAATGACATACATAAACTAATCATAGGACTTATAACCATTTCAACCCAAAGTGAACATTTTTCAAAAAATGATTCCTTAACAAATAAATTTGAAAGACGTACAAATTGTTCTGCAATTTCAAAATAGTTCTGAGAATACAATACAAAGTGTATTGTCTGCTCAGGCCTTAGTCTTTTTTTTATTTCTGAACTTTCAGGGATCATTCCTGTATTACTATTCCGATTAGAGGGAATTCTTGTTCTTTTAACGTCTGTGCATCTAAATATTTCCATGAAATTACGTCTTTCATGTTAGTTACAGATTCTAAGAATTCTACATCTACGGTAGTACCGACTTCTATATGTGCATTAACAATATCTGTAACACTCAAAAAGTTACCAGGAGTGACTTCAGCACCAATCCAAAGCCAAGGAACTTTCTTAATAACAATTTCTTCTTGAGATCGCACTGGACAGAATAAGTCACGTATTAGATTCTTCAGTTGAAACAACTTTAAATAAATGGGATAAAGGAACATTATATTTTAAAAGATAGAAGTACTCGGCACCGGTAACGCATCCTGGTTCTTCAGCGGAGTCACTAACTTATCGCGATTCTTTAAATTTTCACCCGTTAGTGAAAAACCTTCGCGGATTGCACTCGCCATCATGCGATCCAGACCTAGACCAAGAGAAATTGACGACGCAAGAGCCACCATGATAAACGGCGTAACAACAATGGCCCACGATACAATACCTAGTTCAACACCACATAGAGCATCTAGTATAACTACGCCGGCAATGGCCATAATTAGTTTGATAAGCGCGGTAGCATAGAGACCCAACGAGACATCAAACGCGACATGAATCGTGCTGTAGAGAAGATACAGCAACGCAGGAGGGCATAGCGACTCAATGAAAGATATCTTCATGCTATTTACTTTGAAACAATAAAATATGTCTGATCCTATTGATATGATTTGCATACTTACCGATTGTACACCGGAGATGGCAAGAGAGATATACGACCAGACGAAAGATGTTACAATAGCCGTTGATAAAATTCTTTTTAAGACAGAGTTACCTCCTAAAAAGAAACAAGTATTGGATGATGCAAATTGTGAAATTAGTAAAATACGCGAAGTAATGAAACAACTTGATAAAAAAATGGACGAACGACCCGATTCAACGGTTAATCAGTTTGCTGCTACTTCGTTAAGTCAACGCGCACTCGCGGTATTAAACGCGAAACAAGACCACCGCGAAGAAACGGTTCTACAAAATAATTACTCTCAGGAATGTCAGATTCCCGTTCTGCAATTAGGGGCTGAAAAACCGGAAATTGCTTGTCCGTCACCGTCTGAATTGATTTCCTATTTGCAGTCGAATGTCCAAACATTACGCGGCTCTGATCATCAATACCATCAATAGTACCGAGACCTAGAAACGGTGTAGTAGCAAACGGACGAGCAAATGTCTGCTTAGGACCCTTCGTACGAGCAGTTCCAGGGGCTCCCCAAAGTAGTTCTGAATGTGTATCTATGCCAGATCCACCCTCCTTTGTATTGCCAAAATTGCCACGAGGGACCATGCCCCGAAAATCAGACGTAGGAGGAGCAGAACTATCAGGAAATAGGGGAAACCATGACTTTGTGTCGGGATTTAGATGGCGTGGTTCTTCACCTTGACGAGTGTTGGCATAAAAAGCAGGTAGACCGGCGTTTGTTGCCATCTCTTTACACAACGTTCATATAAAAAACGAATAAGATTCGACAGAAGTAAATATAATCCAACGATGGTATTCTTTCAACCGTGTGATTGGATTGAATCCGATGACAAAGGTAAGTACATTGTAGATGCTTATGGACGTAATGAAGAAGGTGAAATTGGAAGAGTACGCATAACAGGATTTTGTCCGTACTTTTACATTCAGTATAAAGAAGGTGATAGTCATTCATCTATAAAGTCTAAACTTGAAAAGGCGTATAACGATATGTCTGATAAAAAATTATCATTTGCTGATTTGCGATTTGTAGAAGAATCAAAGTTAGATGCTATGAATGGATTCTCTGGTCTCACTCCTATCAAAGTTTGGAAAGTAATATCATCTGCAATATGGCTATTTAAATGCGCGACTAAAGCAGCAAAGAATTTGGAATATCTGGATCCTAAAAATAGACGTTGTTTATATGAAGCAAATCTACCTCCACTTCTTCGTCTCTTTCACATTTTGGATATCAGCCCCGCATCTCCATTCAAGTTTGAAGGCGAACGAACTGATCCAGGTGAAGATATGAATGTAGATGTATGCTACACTGTAAACTTTCAAACAATTGTTCCGGATTCAAAGATCACAATTCCTTTGCTCGTAGCATCCTATGACTTGGAGGTCTATTCCGAGTCTGGCATGTTTCCAGTAGCTTCCAACTCATCCGACGAAATCATTCAAATTGGTGTAAGTTTGCGCTGGAGCGATAGTATGTTGCAATCGGAAGATCGATTTGTTCTCGTAATTGGCGATACAACACCATCCGAAGATCCAACTGTCAAGTATATCTGCTGTAAAACTGAGAAGGAACTACTTCTGCGGTTTGAACGTCTAATCCGAACAGAGAATCCCGATATTCTTTGTGGTTACAATACCTTTGGTTTTGATGACGGCTATATTGCAGAACGTGCAGAATTCAATCACATTTCACTATCATTCGGTCGCATTGTAGCAAAACAGTGGGGACGAGGCAAAGATGATTGTGTAAAGACTGAGAAGAAGACATTCGAGCTTGCAAGTGGTAAATTTGCAGTTCGATACATTGAAATGCCTGGACGCATGACGGTTGACGTTCTTCTGAGCATTCGTCGTGAACAGAACTTAGATTCTTACAAACTTGATAACGTAGCATCTACATTTCTACGCGATAAGGTCAAGTCTTTCAATAATACTCCCAAGTGCTGTGAAATTGTAACAAATAGTACACGTGGATTGTTCGTTGGAAATCTAGTTCGTTTTGATATCATGACAAACACTACAAACCCCTACAAAGATGGAGAACTCTTCAAGGTAGTGGAAGTAACACCCAAATCATTTAAACTTCAAACTGAAACTGAACTACTGACCGACGCGTCTGGAAACGTAGAATGGTCATTTGCAAAGGATGATGTTGGGCCTAAAGATATCTTCGCATCTCATCACGGAACTCCTGACCAGCGGGCTCTCATTGCAAAGTACTGTATTCAGGATTGCGATCTCGTGTTAACTGTTATGGCCAAATTGGATACACTTGTAAACGCGAGAGGAATGGCAGATGTGTGTCGTGTTCCAATCACATATATCTTTCTGAGAGGTCAAGGAATTAAGATCTATTCTGCAGTAGTGTACAACGCTTCCAAGCGCAATCAGATAATTCTTTCTCAGGAAGGATTTGAAGGCGACAGTTCATATGAAGGTGCAATTGTTCTGCCTCCTAAAATTGGCATGTATCTAGATCAGCCAATCTCTGTTTTGGATTTTAATTCACTGTATCCGTCGAACATGATTGCATTTAATCTGTCTCCCGATACACTGGTCTATGTCAAGGAGTTCAGTACAAGTGGTAAGAAAATTCGTCAAGAAGGTACCGATGGTGAAGAATTTAAAAAGAATGGATATAAGATTGATGAAATCAGTTATGATGTCCATAATGATGAAGGCGAGTCTACTGGTCGTATCACCTGTGGTTTTGCGCAACCTACCGATGATAAGCGAACGGTTGGCCTTCTGCCTCTCACACTGGATATCCTACTGAAGAAACGAAAGGAAACACGAAAGATCATGGAAAAGACTGAAGATGAAGCACAGAAAGCAGTATTGAATGGTCTCCAGCTAGCTTACAAAGTTGTAGCGAATTCAGTCTATGGTCAAGCAGGTAGCCGAACATCTGCCATTCGTAAAATTGAAGTGGCTGCGTGTACAACTGCAGCTGGTCGTGAACGTATTCAGTTTGCAAAGTCTGTAGTGGAAAAAGAGTTTGGAGCTGAAGTTATATATGGAGATACAGATTCAATCTTCATCAAGTTTCCTACCAAAGATTTGGGCGAATCGATCGAACTTGGTAAACGAGCAGCCCAATCAATCACCAGCCAGTGTCGTGCAGCTCACAAAATTGAATACGAGAAAACGTTGTTCCCATTCATTCTATTCTGTCGTAAGCGCTATGTAGGCATGAAGTATGAAGACGATGTTCATAAGTGCAAGCGTATGACTATGGGTGTTGCTCTCAAAAGACGTGATAATGCTCCAATTGTAAAGGATGTATTCGGTGGAGCTTTGGACATTCTCATGGAACACCGAGATATTCGGAAAGCACAGGAGTTCGTAAAGAATATTCTAGTCGACATTTTGCAGAATAAGATTCCACTTGAGAAATATGTGATTACCAAACAGTTGCGCGATGATTACAAGAATCCTGGTCAAATTGCACATCGTGTTTTGGCCGATCGCATGGAGGAACGTGATGCAGGTAATAAGCCTCAAGTAGGTGATCGTCTTGCATATGTGTACATTAAGGAGAAGCGAGATGCGAAGAAGCAGGGTGAACGAATTGAACAAATTGATTATGTGCGTGAAAAGAAGCTAACGCCCGATACCGAATTTTACATCACGAATCAGGTACAGAATCCAGTAGCTCAGCTCTTTGCGTTGGCAATTGAGCAATTGGATGGTTATAAGCCTAAACATAACTACAGGGAATGGATGTCTGAATTTATGGAAACGATGACGGAAGAAGAAGCAACACTCAAAATTCTCGATTACAAAGAGAAGGAACTCGATGACATTCTCTTTATGGGCGCCCAGTATTTGAAGAAACACAAACGTGGTCCAATGGATGCATTTATTCGTCGATAGGTAAACATTAATGAGCCCGCGAAACGGATTTACAGAATACCATCAGTAGTAATAGTGGGTGTATAGCTCAGTGGTAGAGCAGAGGTCTTATATGCCTTTGGTCGCGGGTTCGATCCCCGCTATGCCCATTTTTCATTGAATTCGATTCTTAATTGCAAATTCCTGACCAATCTGTACCACAACTTCTTGCCGTATTACACTTTGCAGCCACAGTATTCAATGTTGCTGCAGACGGGTTAAATGGTAAACAATGCGTGGAGTAAGCAGGCTCACACATTTTCGTCGCGATATTAAAATTCCAGCGGTCGGGACACTGAGACATCTGTTGAGCACTTGCAGGTACTTCAACATGAACACCAAAACCATACTTTGCAACAACTACAAATAATAGTGTAAAGACAACAACAAGTAGTAAAAGCACAACAAAGTTCATTCTTTATTAACTACAAGAGAATGGACATCGCAAGACATGTATTTAAAACATTCTTCGATAGTACTGCTAACCCATTAGTTCGTCATCACTTAGATTCTTATAGTGATTTTTTAACTACGAAGATTCCTGTATTCATTAAAGCGTCTAACCCTATTACATTAACACTGAATGACAATCGGTTTATTCATATTTATGTAGGTGGGCGAAACAGTGATCAGATTAAATATCTACCACCTGTAGATGAATTTGATAATGCAATTCTTCCTCACATGTGTCGTCTTTCAAACAAGTCATATTTGCTAGAAATTCGAGTCGGAATGGAAATTGATTTCGTTATTGGAAACGAGACAACTACAAAAAAGTTTGAAAATGTACTTCTCGGAAAAATACCCCTCATGCTGAAGAGCAGTCTGTGTTATTTGTCCACGATGACATCCGATCAGCTCTATGATGCAGGTGAATGTAACTTTGAACTTGGAGGTTACTTTGTGATCGGTGGAGCCGAAAAGGTCCTTCTATCGCAGGAGCGTCTTGGTGATAACATGTTTTATGCCAGCAAACGCATTCAGATCCCCGAAGAAGAACAAAAACGTAGCCTGACGGAAAAACAAATTCAGGACGCAATTGCTGAAGCAACAAAGGCTGAAAAGTATGAATACACTTCAGGAATCCGCTGTATTTCTGAAGATGGTACTCGTGGACCCTATTCTCACTTTTTAGTCATTCCTCCTGCAAATAAGCAATCCGATGATTCTGATTTAATTAAGAAGGTTTCAGATTATGGCGACTTTTCTACAAATAGATTACCTGTGATAACTCTTCCAGGCTTCAATAAGCCTGTTCCTCTCATGAGTGTATTTTATGCTCTGGGGTTCACAACTCATCAGGATATTTATGATGTTGTACTCTGTGGAACCCATCCGGATGAGAGAGAGCTATATGATGGTCTCTTTCTGGAACTCATTCTATCTCATGAGAAGTTCACTCGTCAAGAAATGGCGAAAGAAGACGAACAGGATCAAGATCCTGACCTAATGTTCCTAAAGCGTCAAACTCGTACCCGTAGCAATGGTGCAGTGTTCGTCAACTTATACGAATCGCTATTTCCTCACTGTGAGAAGATTGAGGATGAGTCAACTTCATCATTCTATCGTCGTAAGGCGTATCTACTTGGTCACATGTTGAAAATTGCAATGAGTGTTGCTCTAAAGATTGAACAACCAGATAATCGTGATCATTTCCGATTCAAGCGCCTTGATGCTGGTGGTGACTTATGCTTTCAGGAGTTCCGTCGTTTGTACAAGGAAGTTTCCAAGAATATGACAGTTCAGCTTGATAGTCGCATTGAGTTCGAACGTCAAACGTATGCTGGTAACAAACTCGTTGAACTCATTCAACCTGAAAAGATAAGTTACTATTGGCAGGCCAGAGAGTTTCTCAATGGTTTCGAAAAATCATTCAAAGGAAAGTGGGCCGGTAAAGACGGTGTCTCGCAGGAGCTCAGTCGATTTTCGTATGTTGGAACGATTGCTCATATGCGTCGTATCAATCTCCAAATGGATAAAGGTACAAAGCTAGTCGAACCACGTCGTATCAATTCAAGCAGCTGGGGTCTACTGTGTCCTACTGATAACCCAGACGGTGGCAATATTGGTATGATCAAATCATTCACACTTTTTTGTTCTCTGTCAACTGCAAGTCCTGTTACAGACATCATGAAGCATGTGAAAGGCTTCAAGACATTTTCAAACTTATCAGATATTCATCCCTCAACGTGGAATGTAAAATGGACAAAGGTATTTGTAAATTCTGATCTAGTTGGTGTTATAGAATCAGATACAGAAACATTTCATTCACTTCTTCTCAAGAAACGCCGAGAGTGTGAAATTCAAAAATTTGTATCGTTGTGTTGGAGCCGTATTGCAAATACATATATCATCTTTACCGATGCAGGAAGACCATCGCGTCCTATCTACCGTGAGGGAATTACTAGTTCTGCTGTCTCAAAGGAGAAAACGTGGGATGGCATTACCTCCAAATTAATGGACTATGTTGACGCACAAGAGACTGAAAGCTTACGCATTTCGATGGAACCGTTCCACAAGAAACTCCATTCTGAAATTCATGGAATGGCGATCTTTTCTGCATCTGCCAGCATAGTTCCTAATTCAGATTTCAATCAGGCTCCTCGTAACATGTTCAGTTGTCAGCAGGTCAAGCAAGCGTGTTCTTGGTTTAATACAGCGTTCAATAAGCGTTTTGATACGATTGCAACATGGTTGAATTATGCTCAGCGTCCTCTGTCTCAAACATGGACGACTCCTCACATTTTGGGCTGTATGCCGTATGCAGAAAATCCTATTGTTGCACTAGCAATCTATTCTGGTTACAACCAGGAGGATTCTATTTTGCTAAATGAATCTTCTTTGCAACGTGGAATGTTTCATACAACATATTACCACTCATACGATGTCATGGAGGAAATGTCTGGTCCTTACATGGCTCCCAATAGGGATATCAATCCCCTCACATTGCCACATGCAATGTTTGCCAACATTCTGACCAATTCGGAATTCAAGGATACCGTAATTCCTAAGAAAGATGTAACGTATGAATTTTTGGATGCAGACGGTATTATTAAGCAAGGATCTCATGTGACTGAAGACACTGTATTGGTGGGAATTGTAGTCCCAATAATGAATGCATCTGGTCAGGTTACAGGATACCAAGATAAATCATATACTCCCAAGAAGGGCCAACATGGTATTGTAGATGCTGTATACCGTTACACAACTCCAGATGGACTACATGGTGTAAAGATACGTGTTGCGGAACATCGCATTCCCGTACTTGGTGATAAGTTCTCTGCTCGTCACGGACAGAAGGGTACATGTGGTATGCGAATTATGACTGAAGATATGCCTTACTCAAAAGATGGTCTAATTCCAGATATGATTGTAAATCCTCACGCATTCCCAAGTCGTATGACGATTGGTCAATTTATTGAAATGATGTCAACTAAACTTGGTGTTCAAATGGGTGCAATTGCAGATTCAACTCCATTCACAAACAAGAACCGTGTAGGAGAAACCAAAGACTTGCTACTCAAAGCAGGTTATCATCCTTACGGACATGAATTACTTTATAATGGACAAACTGGTCATATGATGGAATCTGAAATTTTTGTTGGGCCCACATATTATATTCGAAGCAAGTTGATGACCGAAGATAAGATTAATTCGCGATCTACAGGACCTAAAAAGCTTCTCACTCACCAACCTGTAGAGGGCCGTGCGAATGAAGGCGGTTTACGCATTGGTGAGATGGAACGTGATGTTTTAGTATCTCATGGAATTTCTAAGTTCTTGAATGAATCCCTGATGGAGCGTTCTGATAAAGCAGAGTTCCTATTCCAGCCCGAAACAGGTCAGATGGACGCAGCAGAAGATACAGAAGTTACAACATTGACAGTTCCTTATGCATTACGTCTAACCATTCAAGAATTACAATCTATGCATATTTCAGTTAAACTTGCTTCCAACTAATTTTATATGCATGTGCATACCAAATCCAACTAATCTTACATCCCTGAAATGTCTTTCGTATTTTATCATTTGTTTCAAAACGACTGAGCTCTTGAGGAACATCAATTCGTTCAGATTTACGCCCATATCTAGCAGCAAGTTCTACATTTCGAACAGATTCATTGATAAATTGATCAATTACGTAGTCTTTATCAAAAAGCTGTTGTAGTTCGGACGCAGTTGGCATTTATAATTAAAAATAAACTTATGTTAAAACTTTAAACTTTTACATAACTTACATCACGTGACCATGCAAATAGCTCTTCACCGTCCGTAAGATTACAGAATGCGATAACTCCTTGCCGACCATCTTCAATTGACTTAAAGTTTCCAATATACCGATTGAGAATGTAGAAATCATAACCCTTTTCGGCACTTGCATCTTCAGCAATACGAACTACCTTCTTAGAAGACTTCTTAACGGGCGAATCCATCTTATTTGATATTTTATGAATTAGTTCATTGAAATCCGTTTTAGAGAATTAGTTCTTTAGTATAGTAATGTATTCGGAAGTTTACAGACCTAATGTATTTAATGAAGTCATTGGACACATAGATGCAAAGAATATCCTAGAAACATATCTGAAATCAAACTTTTCAAGAGCTGTATTTTTAACTGGTCCACCTGGAATTGGTAAGACTACACTTGCATTATGTGCTGCTCGCACATTCGAATTTGAACCGCTTGAAATTAATGCAAGTAGAAGTATTCGTAGTTTTGAAGATGTAGAAAAAATTAAGGATGCATGTCGTTCAACCGTAAGCATTCAGTCATTTTTGCGCGGTGAAACAAAACGAAAGACGTGTATAATTTTAGATGAAATTGATGGCTCTGATCCACATGCTCAGAGTAAAATTATTAGTTGGATAAAAGATCCAACACGTAGACTTCCAATTATTTGTACAGGAAATGAGATTCCTACACTTTTCAAACGCAATACAGAGAGTATTGAAATTGTTCGTTGTTTTCCACCAAGAGCAGTTGATTTGGAAACTATTTTTAATAATATTGATGTTCCTTCAGTTTTGAAGGATTGTCAATATGATGTTCGTCGAATGCTAAATCAAATACAATATGGTGGTTCTGATAAAATTCCTAAGTTCAATGTCCCGCCGACGGGCTTGCCGATAGAGAAGTTGTTCTTGTTGCGACAGAAGATGTTTGACCTACAGGACCCGTTCGAGTCTCTCGAATATCGTAGCGACAAACCGGGCATCGAACACTCATAGCAAACCAACTTATCAGGCATGAGCGATGGAACTCATGATTACAATGACGAATACGAACGCCTGCAGATGTTACAGCATCTTGACATATAGCACAATTATTTTCGGATGAAGCAATATCTGTAATTGCGGTATTAATTTGTTCTTGTGTCGGTGCTACACGAACATTTTCCATTGTTTGTTCTCCAATTGTTAGAGAAATAACACCAGTCATAAGACGATTGTGAAGATTACTGCGATGAATACGACTAATTAACTCTAGATAATTTTCTTCAACACTCAAAAAACGTTGAAGTGCCGGACCTCGTTGTACATACATAATCCCATTCAGATTACGAGTAAAAAATTGTACACGTGCTTCAACGAGTTCGCCTACAATTTCAAGCAAACCCTGATCCATTACACAAATACTCGTGCACTTTTAAAATGGTTACTATTCAATATCAGTTGTATTTTCATCAATAACGGATTCTCGGAATATCAATATATAGAATGGTAACTAACATGGATCATATGTATGTAATCAAGCGCAACGGGGACCGTGTTCCGGTTTCATTTGATGCAATCCTTCAACGTGTACGCAAACTATCTGATGGTTTAGACTATGTAAATCCTGATCTTGTAGCTCAGAAAGTATGTAACCAGTTGCAGGATGGAATGGCTACGTCGAAGCTTGATGAGTTTGCTGCCGAAACGTGTGCCATGATGCAGGCCCGTTACCATCCTAACTATGGTAAGCTTGCTGCCCGTATCGTAATTGATAATCACCATAAGAATACTCCTACTAGTTTGATCGATTCTGCGCAAGTTTTGTTCGACGAAGGTGTTATCGCAGATGCATACTACATGCCTGCACAGAATTTGGAGTTCGAGAATATGATCGATTATTCTCGCGATTTCATGTTTGATTACTTTGGGTTCAAAACTCTAGAGAAAGGTTACCTTCTACGTCGTCGTGATAGTCGTGTTTGGGAACGTCCTCAGCATATGTGGATGCGTGTAGCCATTCAGCTTCACGGAGAGAACTATGTGAAGGTAAAAGAAACGTACGATGCTCTATCGCAGGGATATTTCATTCATGCAACGCCTACTCTCTTCAATTCTGGAACAAATCACCCACAGCTTTCGTCGTGCTTTCTAGCGAATATGAGTGAAGATTCAATCAAGGGAATTTATGAGACTCTTGGCGAATGTGCTCAAATTAGCAAGTGGGCTGGAGGAATCGGTCTTTCAATCCATAACATTCGTGCTCGTGGTTCTAAGATTCACGGAACAAATGGCGAATCCACTGGAATCGTGCCAATGCTCAAAGTTTACAATGATACTGCAAAGTATGTAAACCAGGGTGGAAAGCGTAACGGTTCATTTGCTATCTATTTGGAGCCGTGGCATGCAGATATTGAGGACTTTCTACGCCTCAAGCTGAATCAGGGAGCAGAAGAAGATCGTGCTCGTGATCTGTTCTATGGTCTTTGGATTCCTGATATCTTCATGAAGCGTGTAGAGAAGAATGAGAACTGGACTCTCATGTGCCCTCGTGAGTGCCCTGGGCTAGATGATGTTCACAGTGAAGAGTTCGATAAGCTATATACGTCATACGAAGCAGCTGGTAAAGGTCGCAAGACAATGCCTGCACAAAAGCTATGGCAGATGGTTTTGGACGCTCAAATCCAAACTGGAACACCGTATCTTTGCTACAAGGATGCTGCAAATTCAAAAAGTAATCAGAAGAATCTTGGCACAATCAAGAGTTCAAATCTTTGTAGCGAAATCATGGAGTTCTCATCACCCGATGAAACTGCAGTATGTAATCTTGGATCACTTGCTCTTCCTAAGTTTGTAGAGAATGGCAAGTTCAACTTTGAGAAGCTCAGAATGTACACATGCGTTCTAGCTAATAATTTGGATATTGTAATTGATAAGAATTTCTACCCTACTGAGAAATGTCGCAAATCGAATATGCGTCATCGCCCGATTGGAATTGGAGTTCAGGGACTTGCAGACGTATTTGCCATGATGCGTCTTCCGTGGACTTCGCTTGAAGCATCACAACTAAATCGCGAAATCTTCGAGAATATCTACTATGCGGCAGCTACTGCTAGTATGTCGGGTGCAACTCGCGAAGAGTGGCGCGGTCTTCCGTTGAACGGGGATAATTCTTATCTAAGTTTTGAAGGTTCGCCAATGAGTCAGGGACAAATGCAGTTTGATTTGTGGAACGATAAACCCGTTACAACCTATCTAAATTGGGAAATGTTGCGTAAACTCTGCAAAACTGGTATGCGTAATTCGCTACTAGTTGCTCCTATGCCTACTGCATCTACATCTCAAATTTTGGGGAATAATGAATGCTTTGAACCATTCACATCTAATTTGTACACTCGTCGTGTACTCAGTGGTGACTTTATGATTGTTAATAAGTATCTCGTTGATGAACTTGTGAACCTCAACATGTGGACTTCGGATATCCGCAGTCAAATTATGGCAGAGAATGGTAGTATTGCTAACATTAAAGAGATCCCTGCTAACATACGTGAGCTATTTAAGACTGTTTGGGAAATCCCTCAAAAGACGCTAATTCAGATGTCTCGCGACCGAGCACCATTTATCTGTCAATCACAATCACTTAATTTGTTCCTTGCCGAACCCACATATGCTAAGATTACATCAATGCATATGTTTGCTTGGAAGCAGGGATTAAAGACTGGATGTTATTATCTGCGTACAAAGGCAGCCTCATCTGCACAAAAATTCACGGTTGACCCCACCTGTCTTTCTTGTAGTGCCTAAACAATTTCTCTTTAGTTAAGTATAAAAATGGCCGATTCTGCTCCTGTTGCTGGTGGTTCTCTACCTCTCTCTCCGGCTGTTGTCGGTGGTCGTCGCCGTTCCCACAAGAAGCTCCGCATGGTCAAGAAGAAGACGGTGCGCAAGATGCTTAAGAAGTTAGGCCTCAAGATGCGCGGTGGTGCGCCTGCCGTTGCTGAGGTTAAGCCTGACACCCTCGCGGCTGATACGGCCGCTACTGGCGTTGTAACGGGTGGTGCCGCGGATGTAGCCGCGGTTGCTGGTCGTCGTCGCCGTCACACGAAGAAGACGCACCGTCGCAGCCGTCGCCGCTCGCTCTTCGGCATGAAGTATTAAACTTTTTGATCAGAGGATTGAGAAAGTTCTTCACCGATTTGAGTAACCATAGCAAATAACTGTTCATTAAAACCATAATGGCATCCGTTAGGCTCCTTTAGTATAGGAGTCTTTCGCGATGATGTATTTTTTGGATGAATTAAACTTACAATCACATCTTGAGGTGAAATCTCTCTACACATTTGCTCGCGACCGCGAATAAATGCGCTACCTTCACCAATATGAACCTTTTCATCAAACTTTCCTTCATTCCAGAACTGACGAGTAAATACAAGTGTAGCTTCAGAAACACGCTCTGACATAGTTAGCGTCATGGGAGGAACGTTCATGAATGACGAAAACTTAGTAATATCATAACACGGAATTGTTGTACAGAAACCACATTGCTTTACAGGTTCTTTTAGGAGCATAGCCACACGCTGTAGAACACTATTGTTTGGATAGACATCGTCATCATCCATCGTTACCATGATATCATACATTGCATTTTCAACTGCAAGATTACGCTTCTGTGAAATTGTCATACCAGGAGCACATTTTACGTACTTTACATTCGGAACTCCAATTAGTGTGTCTTCAATTGGATCATCACCATCATCTATAATAACCCATTCAAGCTTATCTTCCGGATATGACTGAATCATATATGAATATTTTGCAAGTGGCATGAAGGAACGGCGATCTTTGGTGATTGTTAGAATAGATACATCGGGTAGTTTTTCTTCCTTAGGAAATACATCATTCAATGAATATGCGGGTAGATTCGTATTCAATGATTCGGTGAGAACAGTTTTTATTTGATTTATCCACTCTTTATGATGTGCTTCGTATAAATCTCGGACAAATGCGGAACTTTCCTGTTTAGTTTTAATAGGTGTATTTACATAAAATGTTAAATTTTTCATGATAGATGAAATAGACGTATCTACTAAAACTCCAATACATTCAGTTTGTTTAGCTGTTTCAGACATTTCACAGTAATAAACACCTGGCTGTATCTCACCAATAATATCGTGAACAAACGGACTAATTGGCGACAGAATTAAATTACAACCAACGGACATTGCCTCTACAATTGCATGACCAAATCCTTCAGCCGCAGATGTGCAAATACAAAGACCACATTCCTTTAGAAGATTGTCATACTCATCTTGAGCTAGAACTTCTCCGTGTAGTACAACTTTATCTGAAATATCGGAAGGGACAAACACATTAATATTTGCAGGTGAATAAACTACATATAGAACCGGTAGTTTTGAATAGGTTGTCGGATCAGTTGCCTTTAGTCGCATATATGCCTGGAAAATAGGCTTGGGATTGCGAAAAATATTTTTACCGACAGGGACAATTGCTTTAGAATAGTTCTTTTTTATTGTATCAGGATTCCAACCCTTATCAATAGACGACCAACCAATATATTTTATATTTGCTTTATACTGAGATGCATCGTTGAAACATTTGCGAGCTTCAATGGTTTTTACCCAAATTTCATCAAACATAGTAATGTAAGGAATCCATGTTTGATACGTCCACTCTTGGTTAGGGATCCAGATATTCTTACGAGCATATGAAAACAGGGAAGGATTCACAACTTCTAAAAAGATATTTACATCTGCTTCTGCACACTGAGGAAATACATAAGGAATGCGAAAGATTTGTATATCATCTCCGTATACAGCGGTCAGTATTCCTCTCAGAATATTTGAATCATGAGAAAGGCCAGTATTAGCCTGAAAGTTTGTTATGATGTTTACTTTCATTTGGCTTTTTGAACAACTTTTCGCAGTAAACGCTTTGTTGTTCGTGTTCGCGGATACTGGCGTAATGTTTTTTGACGAATGTTCAGGTATTTTAGATATTTTACCCAGTCTTTAGACACACATGGGCTTGTAAACACACAAGGACGATCGCGAAACCATTTTGCTTCGACTTCACCCGACCATTTCCAAAATTCGACAGGATCTGTAACTTCTGTAATATTTTCTAATTCGGTTGTTTCAATGAGATGTTTGCAAAGTATTTTTTGTTCATGCGATTCATAACCATAAAATTCACTAAATAAATCAATTTTATATTTTGCATCAACAACAGAATACTGTTTTCCATCCCAACCGACTTTTTCTATAGGTCGAAATGAATCCCATGTGGGTTCAAATGTATATAATTGATTTTGATATTTACCATATGTTCTATCATGAAATACACGGAGTTCCATTACGTATTCTAAAAAAATGATTTGAGCTCACCCGTACGCGTTCCATAGACTTGAGTATTAATTGGACCGGCAATTGGAGGAGCAAAGTCCTCTATATCGCGACGATAAAATAGGTAAAACTCGGCCTCTGAATAAATTTTTCCACTTGCGTAACCAACCACACGACGATTTAAATCTTCCAATTCTTCTGCGACACGAGCATCATTATTCTCACCAAACATCAGATAATAACTGCGCATAATAATTTGAAGATCGTCGTCACTTTGGCGATCAATGCGATACTTCTTATTACTCATTAGCCAAACCTGTTCAGCTATCTTATCCTGTAATAAATCAATATTTCCTTTACTGAAGAATACGGTATTTAGAGGCGTCGCTTTGTGCTGACGACCAATTAGATCAGAACGAGGATCATGTCCTTCAATTGAAGGGCCTTCTTTCCACGGCTTAGATGTCATACCGTAAGAAGGCTGCGGATCGTTAAAATTCGGAATACGACCACCGTGAACAGGAGCAGGATACTGCTTTGATGTAGATGTCATGTTGTAACGATTCTCTACGCGAGGATCCTGGATCTTCTCTAGAACACTTTGTTCCATTTATCATTAGAAATGAATAAAAACGGATGTATTAACTAAGCCCCCAACAATTGTAATAAAAATGCCGTCATCTATTGTTGTTATTCTTGTTGGAGGTCCAAATGCAACTGGAAAGACCAAGTTCTACAATCTGTTTACAGGTGGAAACTCGGGAGGTAACAAGATCAACATACGTACAACATTAAATACAATCCCAACATTTGTACTAGTTGATACCCCGAATACTCTTGGTGATCGTAATCCCTATGAGTATTGTTGGGAGGGAATATTTCACATGGGGCATATAGTTGTAAACTTTGGAGACTGGACTCCTGCAGAAGTATATGGAATGCGATCAAGTAGCTCACGTTCTCCGTCATTTCTTACATGGTCGGGTGATGATGTAGAGACTATGAATAGAATTATGGATAAAGTGCTGGAGATTGTATAAAGGAGATGATCTCTATTTTATGGCTATTTGCCGGGATACTTACTGGTTTTTTAATTGTGTCTGTATTTCATCCTCCGGTACATGATGATAAAAGTCTACCTACGCCCGGGGACAAATCAAAGTTTTATACTGGAACGGGGTGTGTAAAATTTGTATCCAAAGAAGTGCCGTGTACGAAAAATACAACATCTCTTAATTTCATCGCGTCTCAGAACAAATGATTCAGGTGATAAAGATCCTGCATAATGAACGAAGTATGTCATTTATTTCATTTTTAATCGGGATGGGATTAGTGATTATGTTATTTCATAAGCCAATACTAGAGAGAAAGACCTTATCCTTATCAGTAAAAGACGTAATAGAAAAAATTGTGTCTATTGACGGCAAATGTTACAAATATATCGCGGAAGATGCTACATGCGAAATACCCTCTTCTAAATAAATGCAAGATAGTGGAGCTACAGATTTAAGTGCTCTTCTCGGAAGTGGCCCTGTTCAAAATCCTAGTCTACCGCAGTCAACTACATTTGCCCCGATGGTAACGGGCGGCGTTGATCCTTTTATCGCCCCTGTAAATACCAACAATCAGAATAAGCCGGCAGTAACAAACTATAACCATGATGCCACATTTAATTCAATTCGTTATGCTATTCGCGGTCTAATGATGTACTTTGGTTTCTTCCTTGCGGCTGCAATCATTTCGCTATCAACACCCCGTAGTCTCCTACTTCAGTATATTCCTCATACTTACACGACAGGCGGCACAGTTTCTTACACAGGTGCCGCCGTTTTAGGGTTAGCTGCTGTAGCAATCGCTTATGTAGTTGGCACTTTAGGCAGTAGTCTAATTTAAAAATGTTATTTTATTAATCATCCATAACCCACTCATCTATATCAAGACAGTGTAACGGATTAATTTCAGTCCGGTACACATCTTCACCAGTTTTGGTCAAGATGAAGTTCAGCATTGCTTTGCCTTCAGAGTTATGAACAATCGACCCAATGTATTTTGGCGTATCGATCAACGTTTTATCTGGAAACTTCCAAGCGTAAAATTTATTTGTATCTGATACACCTACAACCATCGTATTTTCAACTTCTGAGAAGAACAACATTTTGTTTGAAGTTAAAAATAATCATAGTTTAAATTCCATTTTTACGAATACTCTACACGCCTAAGACCCCACTTATCCATACACTTTGTCAGGAAAATCTGACAGTCGTGGCAGGGTTTTGACTGCATAATTTGATCGTTCTTATTTAACCGAAATACCGTCAGTACACACCCACGAAGTTGTGAGATATCACCAAGACTCTTCACAACTGCGCATTCTGCATGTAATGTTTGAGTATTACAACCACACCCGCTTGACCGACTTCCGGCCTTATTTCTGGCTACAGCAATTACCTTACCTCGTTTTGTGATTACAGCGAAATGTTCGCTTGTGTTAAGTCGTTGCGTGCTTCGGCAGCCATGCCTATTCAGCTTCTCATGATTAGCGACCATAAAAGACATTTTATTGCTTTCCTCTTTATTTAGTAGAATGAAGTCCGTTTTTAGACAATATGGTATATTTAAAGTATCTGTCATGAACGATTCGTGGAAAGTATTCAGACGAAATTCCAAAGGATGGATGGAAGATCCTCCAGCTAAAGTTCATGTTTCAATCATGTTTGGACCAGGGTTTATGGTAACTCCCACATTTGTTGCAAAAAATAACATAACACACGTTATAAACTGTGCACATGATTCAGATAGTCCTCAATGGTTTCGTGATCATAATCCTACAAAATATGCATGTATGAATGCAATTGATAGTAAAGATGTTAATATAACCAATTGGTATCCTTTGTTTGCTCACACGATGAACAAGTTTTTGGCAGAACCAGATTCAAAAATTATATTTGTTCACTGTCAATGTGGAATTAATCGAAGTGGGTTTTTAACGTTACTTTACTGTGTTCAAAAATTTGGGTATGAATTTGAGTCGACGGCTAAAATGATTCTAGCTCAAAGACCTTGTGCATTAACCAACCCTTTTTTTCGTGAACAACTTATAAACTTTATTAAAAGTAATGGGAGATCTGGGTAACAACCCTATATGGTCTAATTTAGAAAATTCTCAAACGGATATGATAGGACCATCGTATAGCTATTCGGATAACATTCCGGGTCCTAGTTCATTAGGTGTTGGTTCTAACGGAACATTTGGACAAGTAAGTACGAATCTCGGTGCGGTTACAACCTACATCAAGGGAATGGTTACAGGAGATCCTCCTCTTGGAAACCGTTTCTTCGTGAACACTGGTGGTACATGTACAGCAACGGATGGATCAGTCCAGTCGCGATACAATTACATTAATAACATTCCTGGTGGTGGAAGTCCGCCTGCTGGATTACAGGATTTGTCATTCCTATCGAATGATCTACGCGGATTAATTCCTGGAATGATGGAGGATATTGATGGTCTCGATCCCTACTATTTATTTACTGCCATGACAGCCGATGGAACGCCGCCTTGTGATTGTTATACATGCAACGTAACAAGCGGAGGAGATTCATATTTTTTAACTACGTCGTTATCTCCCGATTTTGATCCTGATTTTTGTACGAAAGCAGATGTGTCCAAGTGTAAGCCGGCGCCTAAAGAATCATTTTCCATGCCTGATCTCGATACGACAATGATTCCAACATTATTGGCTGTCGGACTTCTTGTATTCCTTGCAATGAAGTAGTATTTTAAGAGTGAAACTTTAGTGAAACAATAATATGGATAATATCTTCCGCATAAAAAAGTCAGTTGATTCAACGTCGCCTTTAAAAACACAGGGCACGCTCGATCATATACATTCTACAATCATAACATCTATTCGTGATACTAAACTAAATACAAACGAAATCGAAGAACAATGTACACGACTCGAAGAGCATGTAGAGGATATGACTGTAACAAGTTCCATTGAACAAATCGTAAAGGCATCGAAAGCAGAATCGGAACTGAAGGAATTACGATTTAAGTTAGACTCTAAAAATCCAGTTGAAGAATACTATGTAAAAAATGCAGATATAATGCTTCAATATTATGGAAATACCGATAAACCAAAACAAGTTACAACATCATGTATGGACGATAATACATTTGTAAAATATCTAGTAACAAGTACAGCCGCAGATACAGGTAGCCAAAGTAAGAAGCAACTATTTGAAGAATATGCTACACGTATGAAACTGAAAGGAATGGAAATTGCGGAAATGAAACAAATTGTAACAGAACATTGCGAATTATGTAATATTGCACGCGAAGAGTTAACGTCTGAAGGTGTACTTGTATGTCCTAAATGTGGATCAGAGGAATATATTATGGTAGTTTCTGACTTCCCTTCATTTCGCGATCCTCCCAAAGAACGTAACAACTATGCGTATAAAAAGATCAACCACTTAAATGAAATTTTGAACCAGTTTCAAGCAAAAGAGTCTACCATTATCCCAGATGAAGTAATGCATGAAGTCATTAGTGAAATTAAGAAACGTCGCATTCAAAATATCGCTCAAATGACAGAGAAAGAGATTCGTGACATTTTAAAGAAACTAAATAAGTCTAAATATTACGAACATGCCGCTCACATTCTTTCGAGACTTAACGGAAACCCTCCGCCAACGATTACACCAGAAATTGAAGAAAAGATCCGAACGATGTTTCAAGAAATCCAGGCGCCTTTTTTGCTTTACTGTCCGGATGACCGCACTAACTTTCTGTCTTACTCGTATATTCTGTTCAAGTTCTTCGAGCTGCTGGAACTGGATGAGTACAAAGCATATTTCCCTCTACTAAAATCACGTGATCGTTTGATTGCACATGATTTCATATGGAAAAAGATTTGCGAGTATTTGAGATGGGAATTTATACAAAGTGTTTGAAAACGGATTTGGGTCAGGTCTATTACATAAATATCAACAAGATGACTACTCTACTCTCTGTCAACTACAACGAGTCCTACAATGATCTGGTCGTAAATGATACTGATGTCGTGCGTGTTATGTATTTTGCTGGCCAGAA